AAGGAGTGTCAGCGTTGCCTTCTACAGTACCTAGCTGGATCCCCGCAAGGGAAATCCAGTGTAGGACTGACGAAGGGCCTACCTACTATCCTCCCCGGAGTAATCCGGAAGGGGATCTTAGATGGGAACAACGCTGCCATTCGGACCGCCCTCACTCTCTTGGGATTTGTGAGGACCGTCTACCATAAGGGGGTTATCTTATTCTCCAACATTACCGAGCCGACGAAATGGGACCCCTCCCAAAGTAAGCGGAATCGGATGATGAAAGAGGTTAAGTTAGCCCTTAAGTGGCTTGGGGTACGGGCCTATGTTGCGCCGAAAGTCCCGGTGGAAGGAGTGAAATCCAACCGCTCGGGGCCTAACGGTCATGCAACATTGGCTGCCCATTGGGACGCCTTTGCTTTGCAGGGAAGCGACCTTTGGGTAACATTTAAGGAGTTTGCTCAACTCCTTGGTGTACCGTCCCTCGTTAGCCGTGTAGAGGCCCTCGCTCATGTCACAGGGTCATTGGTAGCGGAGCTCCCTTTCCTTCTTCGGGTTCTTCCTCAGCGCTTTGCTTCTTTAGGGAAGCTGGGCGTGAAGGACGAGCCTTGCGGAAAGAAGAGAGTGTTCGCTATCTCTGACTACTGGACCCAGACCATCTGTAAGGGGCTCCATGATTACCTGATGAAGGTTCTCAGAAAGCTCCCTATGGATGGTACCTGGGACCAAGGCAAGGCTGCCGACCGGGTTGCGGCTTGGACTGCGACGAATCAAAAGCTTTATTGCTTCGATTTGAGCGCAGCCACAGACCGTTTCCCAGGAGGCTTCATTGCCATGGTTTTGAGCGTCCTAATCGGAGATCGGGCTGCATCCTTATGGTTGCACCTTCTCACAGCGCGCGACTATTGGTACAAGGGCGTCGCTTATCGCTACTCCGCAGGACAGCCAATGGGTACACTTTCATCGTGGGCCAGCTTTGCGCTGACTCACCATGTTGTGGTCCAAATAGCTGCGATGCGGGCGGGGCGGGACCGGTTGTTCCAAGGCTACGTTCTCTTAGGAGATGACATAGTCATCGCCGACGATGACGTAGCTGAGGAGTACCGTGATCTCATGTCGTGGTTCCATGTCTCTATCAATGACAGTAAGTCACTGGTAGGGGTAGGAGCCGCCGAATTTGCCAAACGACATTTTCGGAAAGGACAAGAGGTCACTGGTATGCCGGGGTCTCTCATCATCCTCGCGGGGACGCGCCTATCCGGACTTAGAGTCCTGGTAGACGTGGCCCTGTGCAGAGGATGGGAGGTCTCGGGGCAATCCGTTCTCGCTTCGATCACTTACCTTCTCCCATCCATGGGATTGGTAAGAAAGTGGCGATTCGTTCTTGTATCCCTACTCGGACCAGGCGCACCGCTCTCGGTGACGCCAGCGCTATGGGGCGGGCTCCTAAGGGCTGCACCTGAGATCCTGTTAGGAACTCTGCAGGGTGTCTTAGGAGGTTTCTCCCGGCTTCCATCGCTGCAACGCTCACCAGGTACCGATTTAATCGGACCATGTGATGAGATTGGCGGCCTGGTTGAGGAGATTTATCGGCATTTCGAGATCCGAAGGATCCGAAAGGCACGAGAATCTCACGCCAAGTGGATAGCGACCCTTTCTGGTAACCTTGAGTCCCTCCTAAAAGGATGGATACTCTCGGCACCGGATCGGAAAGCTAGTGGCGCCACCTTTGAGTTCGCAAGCA